ATTGAATATCGGGCATCACCCCTCCTTATTCGTTAGGTTCATCGGGAAATTCCCGGCACAATGCGGCGAGACCGTCGCGACCCATTACCGCGGCTTGCCCACCATCAATCCCTAGCATCGTCAGAAATTCTACGGGCGTCAGGTCCCAAAATTCATCGGGCTTCAGGCCAAGTCCCCGCAAGCCCGAGCGCATGATCGACGGCCAATCCAGACCGCTCACCGGGACGGGTCAGGCAACGCAAACGACACCGCCAGCAATCGCGCCGCTGCTTGGGCTGCTGCAACAGGCCCGCCCTCGATCTCGGCTGCGCGCAGGTCGGCCAACGTGCCGTGCCAACCGGCCCCTTTCAGTCCTGCGGCCAACAGCGTCAGCAGATCGCGGGCACTGAACGCGCCAGACTCGAACCGCTCGACCAGACCCAGCAGTGAATCCGCGCCAAGCGCCTCTTCCAGCTCGACCAAAGCGCCGAGGCTAAGGCGCATGTCCAGTTCCTGCCCGCCCACGGTCAAACGCACTTCACCCCGATAAGGATTGGCCATCAGATCACCGTGAATGTCAGCGCACCGGCCGACTCCATCGATAAATCATATGTCGCTTCGCCATCGTGGCTGCCGGCATATTCAACCGCTGTCATTTGAAACGGACCTTCGATGATGCCGAAATTCGGAATAATCACCTGAAACGACGGCAATTCGCCGTTAAAGAAAATTTGCCGCGCCCGCTCGTCGGTCGCCGCATCGCGAAACACCCCCGAGCCGCTGATCGCCGCTGATTTCACACCCGCACCGCCCAACAATTCGCGCCATCCGCCTGTGCTTTCCAGGGTCGTGACATCGACCGTATCGGCGTTGAACGAAATCCGCGTCGCCTTGAGGCCCGCCATCGTTTGAAAGCCACCTGCACCTGTCAGATCCACCTTAATCAACAGATCCTTACCTTTTTGCACTGCCATTTTATTTCCTTTGTAATTAAGATCTTATGTTAAATTTTAGCTGTGACTCTGAAATGCCACCGTTAGTTGTCATCGACCCGCGCCCGAAACCGCAGATCTATCCGCCTACGGTCAGGGGCCTTGCCGCGGCGGGCGCGGGCACGCAGAAACGACAGTGAAATCAGATGCCCGCGCGCCAGAACAAGCGGCGCATCCACCAAAGCGTCACTGATCGCCACGGCGATTTCCTTGGCGCCAGCAAATCCCGCCGCATCCGAAACTACACTTATCGTCAGGTCATGGACCGCCCCCCCAGAGGTCAGGTCTGATCGGTCGCGCACGTCCTCTTCGCCCAACATGACATACGTCACGGGCAGAGCGCCGGGCGGCACCGCATCAAATACATTCGCCCCAACCAGCGCTTGCACGGCCCCGTTACCGGACACCTGCTCAAAGACCGCGGCTTGCAACGCCGCCGTAACCGCATAACTCATGTTGCAACTTCCTCGACTGCGCTACAGTCCAGATACATGCCATTTGGGTCATATTCGGTGACTGCGCGAATGTTGAAAATACGGCTGCCGTCGCGAAACCGCTGACCCGCGACGGGGCGAGATGCCGCATTTTGCGGAGCGGCCCGCACCACAATGCGATAAGGCGTGTAGGACAATGTAACCGAACCTGTCTCGCGCACACGGCCCGAGAGGCTACGAAAATCGGCCCAGACCGTGCCAACCTGAGACCACGCTTCGGTAAAACCACCAGCATTGTCAGGCTGGCGGGTAACCCCCTCAAGCACCAGCTTTCGGCGCAGATTAATAGCGGCGGTCATACACCACCTCCCAATACCCGAATACTGCGATATGTTTCGATGAGCGCCATCACCCCGAACGGCATAAGATCCCTGCGGCCGCCCTCGGTCCGCCGGTTCGCGTAATAATGTGCCGCCAACAGGAAAACCGCTTGCGCCAGGTCCACTGGAACATCTGTCCACGTAGCCCCGAACCCTGCATCAAATTCAATATCAACATGACCACCCGCGGCAATGGCGGCCAGCACACCGGACACCGCCGCGATTTTTGGCCGCTGGCTGTCGCGAACCAAATAATAGCTGGCTGGGTCGATCACGGTCACGGTGCCCGCTCGGTCTGCCATATTGACAGCAGTAATCGTCTGCACCGGGGCGACCGGCAGACCCTGCTCGGCCGCAGTGCGCCACGCGGTCAATTGCCACGAAAAGCTGCGCGTGACCAAAGATTTACCAATCCGTGCTTCGATCGCCGCAATTGCCGCGCGCAGATATGCCTCAAGCACCGCATTCTGGCTCCCGTCATCGGCAAATCCAGTTCCAATATGCAGATGATCCGCGAAATCCGCGATCGGCAGCACTGCTGACGGAACGGCTGTCAACTCGACTAACATCATGTAAAATCTCCGATATATTTCCGCCCAAAGCCCACCTGCCGGGCGGTTTTTCTGAAATCGCGCACGCTCGCGTCGCTCGGACGAAGGGGAAGCAGCTGGACAACGAAAGCGCGCGCGAAACCATGTGCAACCAGCAGGCCGCGCAGGGTATTCTCATCACTTCAAAGGTTTAAAACCCTCAAGAGTTAGAGAATTTCAACAGTTTGATCGCGGAAAAGTCGCTGACATCGCCGCCGACCCGCTTGGTTGCATAAAACAACACATGCGGTTTTGCGCTGAACGGGTCTCGCAGGATTCGCAGATCCGGCCGCTCGGCCACCGTGTAACCGGCAGCAAAATCACCAAACGCGATCGCGGTCGCATCAAGCGCGATATCGGGCATATCTTCGGCGATAAGGACCGGATACCCCATCAAGCGCGCCGGCTCGCCAGCTTGTAGGCCATCGGACCACAAGAACCGACCGTCAACGTCCTTCATTTTGCGAACGGCCCCGGCAGTTTTGGAGTTCATTACAAAGGTTGCATTGGCACGATACCGCGCACCCAGTGCATAAACCAGATCGACGATGGCGTCAGCCTGATTGGTAGTGTTGAAATCCCCCGCGGTTCCGGTTGCAACATAACCCAGATTGCCCCAGGCCCACGCGCTGTCCGCAACCGCCGTGTAATTCAAGAACCCGGTCGGTTTGTCGATGCCGTCGCCCGATATGAACGCCAGACCTTCTGAGCGTGAAAACTTGTCGGCGATCCGGTTGGCCAGCCAGTCTTCGACGTTGAATGCGCTGTCATCCAGCAACCGTTGGCTGGCCTTTGGGAGCGCGCTTAGCTCATGCAGCGGAATTGAAATTCGCTCAACCTGCGGCGTTCCGGTTTCTGTGGCCGCCGCCGTCTCGTTGGCCCAGCCAGCACCAATATCGGTGTGATCGACCAGCACATCGAACGCCGTCGCCTCGACCTGCACGACGCTCGCAATCGAGCGGATCGACGACGTATTATAAAGCACAGATGAAATCGTGCCTGCTGTCACCGGATCAACCAGATAACCGCCATCCGCTGCAACCGCCGTGGACAGGGCTTTCTCCTCAAGATCAAGGCCCCGCAATCCATCGTCGTCGCCGGACCTCAGGTAGGCCGAAAAAGCCTTTTTATGAGGGGCTTCGATTTCCATGGCCTGCGACAGCGCCGGGCGTTGGGATTTGGTCAGATATTTGCGATCCATCATAGTCAAACGGTCTTCCTGTTTTTGAATGCGCGACGCGATGTCGGCTTGAAAATTGTTGAAATCACTTAAAAATCCGGTCAGGGCTGTTTTTACTTCCCTGGCCGGATCGGCGTTTGAAACGGATTTGAAAGTCCGTTTTGCCGGGTCTTTATTGCTCATCAAATAATCCTGTGTTCCGATGAAAACCTATGCTGGCCAGTTCTTTGCCAACATGCTTCTGGCGTCGGCAAATGCGTCCGCCACCTGCTGCACTAAATCCGCTCCGGTAGCATCTGCCGCCGTTTTGATCCGCGCCTCCGGAAGCATGGGAAACGTCACAAGCGATACCTCCCATAATTCCAGCTCATGCAAGAGCCGTTGGCCCTTGGCATTCTTTTCCGCCCTGACGGTGCGATAGCCGATCGACAAACCATCGATCGCCCCGGCCTCGACCAGCGCTTTGGCCTCGGCTCCTTTCTGAACGTCGCTCAAAAAGCGCCCGCTTACGAATAACCCGACGTCATCCTCGCGCACGTCTTCCCAGATGCCTATTGGCTGGGCAGGATCATGCTGCCACAGCATTTTCACGCCGCGTTGGGACCGCTTCAGCCCATCAAGCGAGGCGCTGTAAGCCCCTTTTTGGACCACGTCACCACCTTGATCGGATTTGCCAAAAATCGAGGCGTAACCTGAAATCAAGCCCGCCTCGGTCACTTCAATGCCATTTTGAAACCGGCAGAACTTAGTCTCTAAACCCGCCGCATCGCGTTCGTTTATCATTTAAAATTCCTTATTTTGGGGCTACATTCATCAGCGCGATAACCCCTTGGGTCAGCACGAACGCAACGACGCCGTAAACCGCCAGCCATAGCCGACGCTCCAGTCGTTCCAGCATTGCCTCTATTGAATTCAGTCGCCGTTCCAAGCCGGTCCAGCGCTCTTCGGTCACACGCTCATGTGTTTCAATCCGCGCAGATGCCGCATCGAACGGCTCGTAAAGAAAGCGCGACCCGCCGCCTCTGGTCCGCTCATCCATCGGCCAGCTTCGGCAAGCCAAGCTGCGCGCGTTTTTCAACATCTGTCAAAAAGCTGGCCTCGTTGACCCGCCGCCACCGCGCGTCTCGCTCCAATGCCAGGGCCGGAACATTATCAAGATCGGGAAAAATGCGCACGTTCTCGCCGCTGAACGCCGCGAGCCAGTTTGACACCGCCGCCAATATTTTGCCAGCCAACGGCAGCACCGTCAGGCGATAAAATGCACGATGCGCTTCGGCGTAATTGGCAAAAGCCACGTCACCTGGTAGGCCCAGCAACATTGGCGGCACCCCAAAGGCCAGCGCAACCTCGCGCGCGGCAGAGTCCTTGGTTTTCTGGAATTCCATGTCCGAGGGACTGAATCCCATTGGTTTCCAGTCAAGCCCGCCTTCCAACAGCATTGGGCGCCCGGCATTTGCGGCCCCCTGATGATAGCTTTCCATTTCGTCCAACAAGCGCGCATATTGGTCTTGCCCCAATTGCCCTTGCCCGTCAGTGCCCTTGTAAACAATTGCGCCCGACGGCCGCGCGGCATTATCCAGCAGGGCCTTTGACCAGCGCGATGCCGAGTTATGCACATCCAACGCCGCAGCGGCCGCCTGCATCGGGGACAGACCGTAATGGTCATCCTGCGGATGAAACGCCCGCATGTGGCAAATCGGTTTTGCATCGCTGGACATATCAAAGCGGTGCTTTTTCGCGCCAACCTTGTACTCGTAGGCCACAGGCCAGCCGTCGCCGCCCGGAATGATCCGCATCCGGTCCGAGCGTAGAACAAACAATTCAACCGGCAGCCCGGTTTCGCCAGCCACGGCCTCAAGATACCCGTCACCGCTCAACAGGTATTGGCCAAACAGCGACTCCAGCAGGTCGGCCCGCCCTTGTCCCTGATTTGGCCGCGCGAGCAGGCTCAGAACCGGGTGCGCGTCATAGCGACGACGCTCGTCCTGCAAAATCAGAGGTAAGGCCGCTGCCGCCTCGGCGATCATCTTAACGGCCCGAAACCCCACCGGGTTTCCCAAAAATCCCGTGCGCGTCAAAGACACCGTATCACGCGCAGACCAAGCCACACGCCCCGCCCCATGAAAGGCGATGACCGGCCCCGCAGCTGACGCCTTTACCTCTGGCACCACCGCCGCACCGGCGCGCCGAAAAATATTCAAACCCATCGAAAATCTCCAATTCATTCCAGTTCGCGCCTCAGTCTCGGCCGCGACAACAGCCCACACCACAGATGACGCTACAGTCCGCGTACACGCGGCGCGCGCCATCGCATGGCTGCGTCAATCATCAAATCAGTCAATGCCCAGACCAACGCGTCAACGCGATCCGGGCTGCCGCGCCCCTCAAATCCACGGGCGCTCATCAGCACCATTTGGTCCTCCAGCGCCGACAACCCGCGAACATGCCGCACCCGCCCCTGTTCATAAAGGGCGGCCACAGGCTCTGCCCGGGCGGCCTTGCCTTTGCTTGCCCGCACCGCCCGGTAGGCCACCATCGGGTCAATCTGACGGATCACCGTTTCAACCAGATCGCCACCTTGGTTTACCTCGGCGACCAGCCGGTCGGCCGCGTGCCTGCGCATCGCGGCAATCGCTGCTTCGGCCCAGACACGCGGCGAGGCGCCCTCAACGCTGGCGTCCTCCAACACACAGGCGCGCCAGTCGCTAGGTGGCCCGTTCGTCACTGCCCCCACAACCACAATCCCGCATAAATCCGAATGCGCGTGTCCCGTAACCGGCGGGTCCACCGCAACCACGATTCGATCAAACTTGCCCACGTCGTCGCGACGTGCGGCCTCGACCATCGCACCGGTCCAAAGTGCGCCCTCGCTCTCGGCCAGAAACTCTCCTTCCAACTCTTGTCGACCCAACCGTGTGCCGCCGTATTTTGCAGTCACTTCTGCCAAAAAGCTTTTTGCCAGATTGGCTTTGTTTGCCCGCGTTGGGGCGCGCGTCATGACGGTGGTTTCGGCGGCTAATATCTCTTTTAAAACAGCGGTGTTCTGCGGTGTCGTTGTCACCACCTGACGCGGTGTCGCCCCTAGTCGCAGGCCGAATTGCAGCATATCCCAGGCCGCCCGCGCCTTTTTCCACTTTGCCAGTTCATCGACCCAAGCGGCATCGAACTGCGGCCCACGCAGGGCATCAGGATCAAATGCTGAAAAAACCTGGGCAATCGCCCCATTCGGCCAGATCAAACGCTTGCGCGAGGCCTCCCATTTCGGTCTCCGGTCGGGCGGCGCGCACGCCATGATCCCACTGTCGCCGAAAATCATCACCTCTCGCACCTGTTCAATCGTTTCCCCGACCAGAGCGACCCGCCGCGCCGTGCCCTTATCCAAAGGCTTTGAGCCTTCGATTTGGGACCGGACCCACTCGGCCCCGGCGCGGGTCTTGCCCGCCCCGCGACCGCCAAGAATGACCCATGTTTTCCACGCGCCTGTGGGTGGCAACTGGTGCCGCATTGCCCAAAACTCGAACAGATACGGCAGCGCCAGCACCTCATTCTGCCCGAGGTCGGCCAGAAACTCTTCAATCTCGGCCTGCGGCCTTGAGGCAAGCCAGCCTGCGCCCGACTTCAAATCGGGCAGCGTTGAGGTCGATTGCGTAGGTATTGACGATTCCCGCGCGTTCCCGCTCGCTTTTTTCAAGCTCTCTCTCCTTGTCCAGAACGGTCTGCAAAGCTTTCCAGTGGCTTTGCGTCGCACCGACGAAAGCTCTTAGGTCTTTGTCGTCGCTTTCAAACAGTTTTGTGCGCGCCGCCGTCAGCGCTTGGGTAATTTCGGCATACTGCTTGCGGGCTGATTGCAATATCGCGTCCGCCCGGCTGTTCCCCGGAAGTGTATTTGAATTCATGTAATTCAGGCTTTCTCATGCTCCGCACGAGAAAAACAGAAAAGCGACCCACCATTGTCCGGTGTGCCGCTTGCCTATTTCTTGTCTTATGACTTTCCTTGGTTCCCATGCGAAAAGGAACCCGTTGACCGGCACCTCATATATATGAGGTGCCGGTCAACGGCGGCGGCTGGATCGTCTCAATCCTGGTTTGTGAGGACCGTTTGG